TACACTATTACAAACGGAATGTAAACAAAAAAGTGCATTTTTGTTTTGTTTAAAAACAACCACTTACGTTTTTTTTACAAAAAAGCCTCTAAAGTATTTAACTTTTTTTCTGAAATAAGAGTCTGTGTCTTATTATCCTGCACTACTGATTCGGTTTCAATTGTTTCACAATCTCCACCTAGAAAACGCTTTACATTTTCTGCCATATCCATAGCGGTCGTGACTGGAACGTTTTGGCAAATCATGTTTAAATTCTTAAGACCACCTACCAACTGAAAATCTTTTGGCATTTTCATAATATCTAATGCTTCACGAGTATTAATGTAACGATCTTCATCTGGATGACATAGGCTATGTGGAAAGTGTCCAACAAATGCGCCAATATGATCTTTGCCGATTTCTGTCATTTTTCTCATTATGTTTCCACCGGCCTTTAACTTCTCAAACATATAGTTACACTTCTCAGCAAGCTTCTGGTGTCCTCTATCCTCCATCCAGACAGCAACTTCTTTATAGGAAACACCTTTGTCTTCAATATAGTGTAACGGATTAGTTGTTTTATCGATTAGCTTAAAAAACTCAGGATGAGTAATACCACCATGCATTTCTTCCAAAACATATTGATAGTAAGGATTGTCAGAAGGTTTTTGTTTATTGTTTACCTGTTCAAACATAGGATCAGGCTCGTTAGTTGCCGATGATCTGATTTGATCTTCAATCTTTACATATGGCTTTTTATAATAATCAAAAACTGGAACATGATTACCTTTCCAAAAGAAATAAAAGGTACGATCACGTACTTGACTTAATCCATGGAGGATGGATTTTGTTTTGTAGATTGAGAAGACGTATCCATGTTTTCTTGCAAGCTTACGTAATTTATTAACAACTGGTTCTCCCATTTTACTAGCGAGTCGTGGAGCGTTTTCACCCCAGAACACCACTGGTTGGATGGATTCAAGCACATATTCTGCAGACTTGACCATCCAATCATTAGTAGTACTATCACCAGAGCTAGTAGGGCTAAGTGAGCTAAGCCCCGCACAAGGACAGACAGTATTGACCACATCCACTCTCCCAGGAGCGAGATCACCTTCATCAAGAAGTAGATAAGGAATACTGTTCCCATAATAATTAAGAAGCTGGCTATCATTTGCTTGAAACCCTGTATACGATAAGATGTACTCGGGCCGTGACCCGAATACATTTTCCATTGCGATTGTTTCACCACCAATAAGTGGTACGATACTTGCGTATTTAGTCATAGTTCACATTCTGTGCTAGTTCACGTTCATCTTTTTCATATGGCTTACGGTAATCGTTATTGACGTCAATTACTTTTTCCAAAACAGAAAAGACTTCAGCAAACTTTGCAAACGCTGCAGTATCCTTTGGAAAACATGCGCCTCCGTAACCCCGCTTACCATCAAAGCCAGGCACACGAGTATGGCTCCCACCAATACGAGGATCACAGCTGATTGCATTAATAATATGTCCAAAGTTGCCTCCAAAGTTTTCTACTACGTCATAGAACTGATTAAACCACAAAACCTTAGTAGCCAAGAAACAATTGATTCCGTATTTTACAAAGCTTGCATCTGCAGCACTCATATAGAATACTGGACAAGGTTTACATAAGCTATACTCATTATATATCTTTTCTAGCTTTTCACACATATCACGAGCTCCGCCAAAAATATGCATCTTAGGATTAATAAAATCTTCATTAGCATTCTTTTCTGTAAGAAACTCAGGATTGTAAATAACACGGTGGCCAGAACTTCCTTTAGTCAATTCTTTAACAATGTCCGGTGTTACTGTTGACTTAATAATAATAATACCAGACCGACGTTGTTTCAATTCCTTTACAGTATTGACCACAATTGAACAATCAATTGATCCATCTTTACCCATCGGCGTAGGTACACATACAAATGTAGCTTCAACATCTAAACTTACATCTTTTAATGCTACATCATAAATTGGATCAATAATAAGTTTATCTGCACCATAGAATCCATAATCAACAGCTTTACCTACAAAGCCGTGTCCAACGATTGCAATCTTCATTAGTTAACTCCATAATATGATTTGTACCAAGTAACGAATTCACGAATCCCATCTTTAACAGGAGTAGTTGGTTTATACCCTAGCTTCTGAAGCTTACTAGTGTCAGACCAAGTCTCAGGGGTGTCTGCGGGGTGCGCAGGGACCAAATTGCGAATTGCTTTGCGGTCTAGGTTATTCTCAATTTCTTCTACAAAATCGAGCAATTGGACTTGAGCACCATAACCAATGTTATAGATTTCATGGTATGAATCGTCATCTTTATATAGTTTATCTACAACTAAGCCAATGCCTTGTACAATATCATCAACATATGTAAAGTCACGTTTCATATCACCATAGTTGTATAGATCAATTGGCTTGTTATTTACGATATGATCAGTGAATTTAAACAGCGCCATGTCTGGTCGACCATACGGTCCATACACAGTAAAGAACCGTAGACCAGCAGAACGTGTTAAGTTTGAATGCATAAACTGACATTCATTTGCACGCTTTGACCAACCATATGGATTGTTTTGGTGAGCTGGTCGATCATGCTCATTCCAAGGTAAAGGTTGACCATGCATAACACATGAGCTTGATGCATATACAACAGGCACATCATAGATTTCTGCTGCTTCGATCAAGTTTTGCGTACCGGTAATATTCGTATCAATATATGGTTTAGGTTCAGCCAAAGCGTGGCGTGGATTTGCGTATGCTGCAAGGTGTAACATAACGTCTACATCTTTGAGCAACTCAAGCGATTTGATTTTGCTATCTTGAATATCGCAATACAGAGTCTTAATTCCATATTCCTTTTCCAAAATATTTGCACGGTCACGTTTTAGATCTGGATCATAATAAGTGTTAAAGTTATCTACACCAGTGACTTCCCACCCTTGAGCATGGAAGTGTTTTGCAGAATGAAAGCCGATCATGCCGGCCATACCAGTAATTAAAATTTTCATTGGAAGAATTCCTCGAGTCCTTGTGGTTGGTTGCTAGTAGTGTTTAAAGCGAGATCAACGATTTCATTTACAACATCTTCACCATCAGAATGTTGCTTCCAGAATTCGAATGCCATCTCTCTCCAATCATCTCTCATCGCAGGATCATTTTTAAGTTTAGTCATAATGTCTTGGCACTCATAGAAGTTAGAATAGTCAACGCCGATTGTGCCGCTATCTTTGCATTGACTAATTGGTTTACCCTGTACTTTATGTATGACATTATCACAGAAGTGTTTATGGAACAATGGAACAGTGCCAGATGCAATGCACTCAGCATGGCAATTCTCAATATTGTCACCATATGTTTCTGCTTTTAAGTGGTACAGGTCTGAGCCAAACGCAGATCTTGCCATCCGCATCATTGCCTCATCATTTATATATTGAGGATAAAGGTAAGCACCTTTACCCATTTCTTCTTTACCATATAGATCTGGTGTAAATTTTACTTCTCCATATTTCTTTTCTGGCCGGAAATAATTTTCAACCAAACGACGATCTACTGGAGTTTCTTCTTTATTATCACGGTACAATACAAGTGGATATTGAATAGATGCTTCCAAACCTTCTAAAACTGTGATAAATCCATTTTCCATCAAAGCATCCTGATGGAAGTCGATCATAAGACTTGGACCTTTCCACATTGCGGTACGGCCAATCCAACGAACCATATTATCTTGCTGTTCTTCAATAGGACGCCAGTATTTTTGACGATGTCCATCATAATCAAATCCTAATCCCATTTTGGTAAGTGGTGTTTGGATTTTATTTTTCTTCATAAACTTCGAAAAATCATTTTCAAGACTATGTGTCATAATCACATCAACGTTTTCACATACTTCTTTTAGATTAGCATTACGTGCAATGGATGCTGCTTTATGGTCAACATTAATAAATGCTTTACGAATACTTAGCCGTTGAAGGAACGGTACAAAATTATCTTGGCAATCTTGCGGATGCCCCTTTGATGGAACAGAATAAACAACTGCTAAATCATAGTTACGGTTAATAACGTCTGCAGTAGCTTCCCACTCAGTACCCATCATAAATTGCTTTTCTTGGATTTCTAATCCTTTAGCACGTCCCCATTTTTTATCGTACGCAGAAAAGATATCTGCATCTGTCACCTTTTGCATTTGGATAGCACACTGTGTTACACCACAGCCTTCAGTACCTCGTCCAAGTATAATAGCAATTTTAGTCATTTAGTATATCCTTATATGTGTGATGTGTGTATTTATGTTTGAATAAAACCATAGTCAACTCCAGCCTCATCAAACATTAACGAAGTCTGTGCAAATGATTCGACCCAACGAGTTGGATACTTATCGATTGGCATTACTACACGTTTGATTCCAACTTGAATTACACCCTTTGCACATTCAGAGCAAACAGGTAATCCCCAAACATATAGTGTTGAGCCGTCTAAAGACACACCATTATATGTAGCATTATATATCACATTCTGTTCTGCGTGAACCACATATTTGTATTTTGTTTCTTTTACATCCATACGAGTCGATGAGTCATCAATACCGCGTGGAAAACCGTTATAACCTTGCGCAAGCACTTGACCTTTTGATCCGATGGCAACAGCGCCAATCTTAGACGACGGATCTTTTGACCAAGTGCTTACTTCCTTTGCAAGATTGAGATAACGTATATCCCATTTATTCATCAGACTTACCAATCATATTTTTTTTAACATCATAAATTTTTTCTTGCTCAATCATATCTATGATTAGGTTAGTAATATCAATATCCTTCTTAATAAAAAACATTTTTTGCTGGAGCTTTTCTAGTTCTTGTTGGTAGTACTCCAGCTCTTTTTCTTTACGTAATTTAGTTTCTAATATATCAGTAATGTGGATTAGTTTACTCATTACTTCACCAAATGGAAATGTCTTTCATACACATGTAAGTTTTGTACCTGCCACATAATTGAGCCTGGCTCAATAACTTTACCATTGTCATAGCGATCAAGGTTGTTATGGTCAAAGCAAAGCTTTTCAAGTACATGCTGCTGCCATGCATAATCATTCTTGTAGCCATAGACCACATCGTTTGATCTCATTTGTACCACAGCATGTAGAATACCATCACGGATATAGTAGGTTACTGCATTTGTACAAATGAAATCGTTTTTACCATTTTCATTAAACTCTTTCCAAATAGATGGACGGTTATATACCATTGTAGCACGACGGCCATCAGGATTAGAAAGCAGTTCATCTAATACATGCAGGTACTGGTTGTGAAACTTTTCACTAAAAATAAGGTAACCATAATTTGAATTGATTTCACCATGACTATTCGAGGCATACTCCCAAGCTTTCGGTGCTGGACGTAAGTTACCATAAATGTCATTAATGTTAGTTGACTGTGAGTTATACCAAATCAATTCTTGATTAATGTAATCAGTATTCGGTACACCGAAAATAGCATCATCATCAGCAATAAAGGATGCACCAATTAGCTCAATTGTTTTTTGACCAGTCTTATCAATAGTGAAGGCTTCATCTTTAAGCTCACTAATAAAGAACTCACGGATATCTTTTACACTATGCAGTTTCATTGTTTACTTTCTTTGGACGGTTTAGAAAATCACGGTTTGGATCTTGGCCATCAATACCACCATTCATATAAGCAGCAAAGAATGACGCATAATTGATAATGTCAATACATGAGTCTTCAAGGCTTTCAAAGTTAGGCGAGTAGTTTGGATCAAGTTCCATAGCTTCAAGAACTGATTGCATACGTAGTACTTTGGCTGCCATTGTATCTAAAAGAGTTGCACAGCCACGAGGATAGTAATCAGCTTGACGTACTCGTGAATTAGGGTTTTGGTAATCATTACCTTTTTTAGTTTGTACTTCTGCAGCTTTTTGCAGGAACTTAAGTGATTCTTTCAATTTTCCAGTCCTTCCATTTCTTAGATGCTTTACCTAAACGGTATGCTAATTGTGATGGTGTGATATCATATGCTTCTATAATATCTTCACGACTATTATAAACCACACCGTCAACTTTGTAAACCTTGTCGCCAATATAATTTACCCAATCGAGTCCCGCTGCTTTGTACGCCATTCTTGGATGTTTCTTTGCTAAGACTTCATCATTCTGATATGGGCGGAGTGCTTGATTTTCAGATTTCAATGTAATCGTGACTCGGCAGCGGGACTTAATAAGAGCGGTTAAAAACTTATCTGATTTGCCTTTACGGATTTGTTCTATAATTGCAATACTTGAATTCTTGCGGCCCCAAATGTGTTCCCATGTAGTGTTTCGACCAGGCCCTGGCTTTTTTACATATTGGCATGCTGGTGTACATTTATTTATGAAGATATTAGGTGCACCAAAAATTGCATTGCCAAGTGAAAAGGTGATAACGCCATCTATATATTGATCTTTACCATATAAGGGTTCTAGCTGTTTTGCTACAGTTAAGATAGCACCATAAATTCTTGCATGATCTGTATTCATTACTTATACTCACGAACATATACGTCATAATGTGTTGCATTTTCCCAAGGTGTATCATGAGCATATGCAGATACACGAGGACCACGTGGACGAATACGAATACCTTTTGTAGGTTGAAAATAAATTGAATTTGGAAAGCGTTTACGACGAGCTTTAATTTCGTTATTTTGTTTTACCAATGCTTGTTTAAGCTCGGTAATCGTAGGATCATTTAGATCAGTTGTAGTGAAACGATAATCAGACGATGTACGGTTTTTATACGTTACATAAGACATAGTATAGTTCTCCTTCATTTCCTAAAAACTATACTACCATAAAAAAAGGGGATTGTAAACCCCTTTTTTCACTTTATTTGCATTTTTTGTATATGGTATAGACAATTAAAAATTGATAGTACCAACTAGTGATGACTAAGTATTCATATAAAAAATTCTCTTGGTTCTCTCCATACCATCCACTGGCCGCATATAAAAGTAGTACAAAATAGCATAGTATAGGACCAAAGAACCAAAACATTACCAAGCACTACGATCAATAGGAGTTCGATCACGGATCTTTTGTTGAGCTACATCTAACTCGCCATGATTACCTTCATGGCTCGGTGGTGTCCAACCACCGGGTTTTAAAAGATCTGGTAGGCCAAATGGATTAGGCCGTCCTGGTTTTACACCTGGAGACTTATTCATATTGGCTTTATAGATCTCATCCCATGCTTTATTTGCATCGACACCAAAGACATCCAGTGTACCAATAGCAAATACGCATAGGTCAATAAGACCATCAACGATTTCTTCTGAATCGCCAGAATTTACAGCTTGCATAGTTTCATGCAATTCTTCTTGACACATAAGCAAACGAAACATTAGATACTTGTTCATCAATACCTTATCGTCTTTATGTTTTTCAAACCATTCTTTTACACCATATTTGTTATGCATTTGGTGAATATCAAAAGCCCAATCACTCATTATCTTTTTCCTTTGTAATTGACCAAGAACCATCAGGTAGTTCTTCCCATAGTAATTTATCGCCTGCATCCCAACCAACCTGATTGAGAAGAGCATCTGGAAACTCAAAGAAGAGTTCACCATTTTCGTCTTTTTGTACTTCTAAAGTATAAGCCATTATACCACAATTCCTATCCAAATAAAACCAATTTTTTTATGCCTAAAGCCCAATTTTCTGCGGCATCTTCTGCCCAACGTAAAGACTTACCAATATGATCTTCTGTATAATACATAGATCCATCTTCGTTATAATACTTAATGTAAAAATATTCTTCTTTTAAATTAACATGAACTTCACAATATCTACCTGGCTCAACGTCTGACCAGTATGTCGATAATTTTTTACCCATCTTTAAATTCCATCACTTTGGGATAGATTTGACCAATGGCTTCTGCGATTGCGACTGCCAAATCCATGTGTTCTTTTTGAGTTCCATTAGCTGATCTAAGATCAATATAATGGATCCACGATCTAATAGTTCCATTAACGTATAGTCTTGAGACAGTGTTGCCTTCAGGGAGAACTGCACGCGCCTGCTCTTTTGCGATTCCATTTTCAATTGCCCAGTTATATGCCATTTTCGCTGTTTCAATAACAGCCATTTGCTTATTTGCCCATTCATCTTCTAGCGCCATGTCATCATTATCGATGCTATTCTGACGATTCTTTGGATCTTGTAAACGAGCTTCTCTAATTACAAAATCATCATCAAGATCGCGGATGTCAGCATACCGCTGAGAAAACTCTTGGAATGAGAAGGAGCGGTGTCGGAGGAGCTGTCGAGCGATGTCTCTTGTTGTGTCGACTTCGATGCAGGCTGATGCCATTTCGAATGGTGACCAGTGCTTGTGCTTGATGAGATAGTCAAGTAGCTTTGGCGTTGTTTTGGTGTTAGCTTGGTTTGCTGGATTGGAGACACGGGCACAATATGCGATGAGGTCCTGGATGTTATCCAATCCTTTGTTAGCAAGTTCTCCTGCGTGGATACGACCAACGGGTTGGGAATATGAGATGAGACGTGCATGCATTAAACTTTACCTTGACCTTTGTATTTTTTGTAAGAACGCTTCCTACTTTTATTCATTGATGATGTAGAAATATTACGTCTACCTTGTGATGTTTTTTTATTACCTTTAGCCATTTTTACTCCAATTTAAAATCTTTAAAACGTTCATTCACTTCTGATTTATCAAATGCTGGCGTATCATCTATCAATCCACCAGTAGAGTCTTCAGCATCTGATAATCGCATTTTAGATCGATCAACATTAATAAGGAAACGCTTATTCATATTAGGATCATTATATCTATTCTTTAGCTGCTTTACCATAATCTGATTCATGGATGCTAGCTCTTCGTTTGAAATCAAAGCAAACATTAAATCAGCTGTAGCAGGTAGGCCAAATGATTCAGACGTATCTTCAAGTCCAACATCTGAATTGCTATAACCAGATCGTGTAGTCTGAGTAGCCGATACAATAGGAACATCAAACTCTACGGCCAATCCACGAATTTCTTCTGCAATAGCTTTAATATAGGTATATGAATTAATACTTCCACCCATACCTTTCATACGAGATGATGCACAAATATTGAGGTAATCAATAAAGACAATATCTGGTATAAAATTACGTTTCAGTTTTAGCTCGTTAAGCAATGCTCGAAAGTGGCCAGTATGAGCAGATCCAGTAGGATATTCTTTAATGATTAACTTACCATTTGTTTTAGAGGCAATACGATGTACACGATCAACAAGCATATCCTTTGACAAAGATTCCAATTGATCCAATGGAACATCAAGTAAGTTAGCATCAATACGTTCAGCAATCCGCTCTTCGCTCATTTCCATAGTTATGTATAATACATTTTTACCTTCGGTTAATGCAGCCGCACCAACATGACACATAAACAATGACTTACCTACACCAGTACCAGCAAGTGCTACGTTCAATGTTTTATTTGGTAATCCACCTTTTGTAATCTTATTAAAGTAGTCAAGATCAAATGGAATACGTTCTTCTTGTTCATGGTAAAAGTCATAGCGCTGTTCTACATTTTCAATATAGTCGTGTCCAATGTTTGTATCAAAGGAAACGGCCAAAGCTTTTTGTAGAATATCCGGTAAAGCATTTTTTGTTAATGACTTATGTTTACCATCAATGATTGTAATAGATTCCATAATAGCATTATAGACAGCGCGATCTTGACACCACTTTTCTGTAGTATTCAATAGCCATTGCTCATCTACCTTTTCAGAAGAAAAGATGTTAGGTATGATTTCAACCGCATGCTGGTATTGCTCATCAGTAAAAGAATCTGACTGATCAACTTCAATCTTAAAAGACTCAACTGTAGGTAGTCTATTATACTTTGCAACGTATTTACCGACCTCTTTAAACAGAAGTCGGTAAACACCTTCAAAATATTCTGGTTTTACAAAGGGAAGAACTTTGCGCATAAACCGATCATCGGTTAACATATTGCGCATTATAGTTTGTTCTACGTTAATATTCAAAGCTCGCCTTTCTTTCGCATTTCAGCTCGGATTTTTGTTGCAGAGATTTCATGTATATCTTTACCAAGGTCATGTTGAGTAAAGGTATAGCCAACTCCGCGGCCATAACTAATATCTACAATGTTTGGTACTTGTATTATAACATAGTCTTCACCTGCTGTAAATCCATCTTTAGCTAATTCTATACTAATTTTTGAAGATACTTCATTAATATCGAATGGATTATCATTTTGGCCAGGAACTCGCTCATTTGCTTCAGTGTCCTTTGGAACATGACGAATCATAATAGCAACTTGGCCCGTAATTGCATGTGCTCTTTTAAATAGTTCTTGGTGGCCAGGATGCCAAGGCTGCCATCTTCCAAGCATTTGTACTGTAGGTTTTTGCCAATCAAACATCATGAGTCTTTCTTAAGTTATTTGCCATTTGTTTTATTTTATCGTCAGACATAAATTCATCGACAAGATAATCAAAATTTGTTGGTTCTTCAAACATTTTATTTGTATCTTGGAATCTACCTGCTATAATAGTGTTCATCCAAATCGTAATGTCTGCATCGAAAATAAACCGAGTCATTTCAGTTGGACAAACAAAGTCGCAAATCACAGTACGACCACAGCCTTTTTCATAATCTGCAATATTTGTCATACGTCGAGCTTGGCGGATTCTGGCATCTTCGCTAAATTGCCAATCGTTTGCCATCTCTCGAACTTTATCTGCGTTAAACCACGCACAATCCAAATGCTTTTGCAATCGCTCTGCTAGATGCGTTTTACCAGATCCAGGTAAACCCATTATTAGAATTTTCATTTGCTTTCCATTTCGTTTAAATTGTTTATTAAAATACTTTCTAAAATTTTACCTGCGTATTTTTGTAAATCTATACTGTCCACCGTCAAATCATCATCAGGCGAATAGATTAGAGTAAAATCAAAATTCAATGAATCTTCCTTTTCATTAACTTTAATTTTGCCAAAGTTAATAATAGACTCAATAAATTCTCCGTTTTTAATACGGATATTCCAATAATCATTTTTATCATTACTTGGAATTAATTCATAATCCACATTTTCTTCAAGCATACCTGGAACTTTAACCATGAGCGTCCTCAACAATTTCATCCATAGACACTAGTGATTGGTATCCAATACTATATTGCTTTTTAACGAATTCTTTAAAATCACTATTAGCAAAGATCGGATCCCAGAATTCTTTTTCTAAAGTTTGATCATGCCGCACCTTGCCACCAATTTCACCAGTCTCCATATCGACCGCTGCATACCAGCCATTGGAAGGTTTAATAACGTACCCGCCAGCAAGAGCCACGTCAAGCAGGCCAGAATAACTGCGAACACCACCGTCCCAGGAAACAGTAATAGGAATTTTAGACTTTTCTTTAACATATCTGCTTTTCTCAACATTAATAACGAAATGATAACCTTGGATCTCAGTACCTTTTTTATCTTGTTGACGACCAAGAATCCAAATGTTGTCAGCGGAATAATAAATGCCTGTACCGCCACCAACAATATCTTTAGGGAACAATCCAATTTCTTTATAGGTATGGTTAATCGCTAGCAATGGAATATCTTTCATTGTCAAATACGGTGTAGTCATACGGAATAAACCTTTAAGAGCTTTTGCTCTAGACATATCTGCCACTGACTTTTCATTGATAGCATCTTCTAGTTCTTTCTTCGAAGCCAGGTTACCAATGGAGTCGATAACAACAATCACACGATCGCCTCTCTCAATGCCCTCCAGCTGGCCAATTAGGTCAAATTTCAATTCTTCTACATTTGCAATTGGTGTATGCAAAACACGTGAAGTATCAATACCAAATTGCTGGAAGTAAGATTGAGGTGAACCAAACTCAGAATCATAGAATAGCATTACAGCATCATCATACTTTTTCAAATATGCAGCCGCCATAAGTAATGCAAATGAAGTTTTAAAATGTTTGGATGGACCGGCTAGGACTGTCATCCCCGGTGTAAGTCCGCCATCCACGGAACCAGACAATGCCACATTCATCATAGGCACGTCTGTTGGAATCATATCTTTTTCTTTAAAGAATTTGGAATCAGACAACACTTCGGTTGTTTTGATTTTCGTATTCTTTTTTAGCTTATCCATGATACTCATTTGTTTTTTCCTTCCTCTGCCGCGTGCACTCGCGCGCGGAGATCGCTAGTGGAGAATCTGTGATCTCGTTTATTATAATAAATTTCTATGCCACGCTGTGAACAAATGTCACGGCCAGTAAAGTTTGTTGATTGGTATTCTTTACCAATGATACGTACATCGAAGTTAAACATTAATAGAATATCCTTTAAATCGTCTTCAGTTTGATACGGAATAATTTCATCCACATACTTTACAGCTTGTAGCTGTGTCCAACGTTCAACTAATGTTTGTACTGGTGCATTTTTTTCTGGCCTATCAACGGAAGGATCG